GGGTTGGGTGCAAACAACGTTTCCTTAAGGGTGCTTACAAGCGCAGGCAATATTATTATTTCGTCGGAGCTATAAATGTACAAACTATTAAACACACATTTCGGTAAGTTTGTTGTGCGAACCGACGAAAACTCCGTAACAACTTTTGCCAAAGAACCTGACAACACAGACTACCAAGCCTACCTAAAGTGGCTTGCAGAAGGCAACACTCCCTTACAGGCAGACGAAGGAAATTAAAATGACAACAATCACATGGAACATAGAGCAACTTTCTTGTTACCCACAGGAATTTGACGAGACTGACGTAGTAATCTCCGTGGCATGGCGTGTAAACGGCGAGCTTACCCAAGACGGTACGACCTACTTTGCTACGGTCTACGGCTCACAAAGCATTGCTCCCTACACCAAAGGCGCAACATTCATTCCCTACGCAGACCTCACACTGCCGCAAGTTATTGGCTGGGTACAAAATGCAATGGGTGAGAGCCAAGTCGCAGCGATTAACGCTAACATTGAAAAACAGATCCAAGACCAAATTACCCCAACCGTAGTTACGCCACCTTTACCTTGGGTATCAGCATGAAAGAACTTACAATTAGCATTGAGTTAGCAAACGCAATCCTTGGCTACCTTGGGAATCGCCCATACGGTGAAGTGTTTCAACTGATCCAAGCTATCCAAGCAGCCGTGCCGAAAGACACAGAACAAACTGAATAATTAGGAGTCCCCCATGCCAAGTACCTTCTCGCCCTCGCTACGTATTGAACTCATCGGTGAAGGTGAGCAGTCTGGCGTTTGGGGTACCACTACTAACAGCAACCTTGGTTCTTTGATTGAGCAAGCCATCACAGGCACAACCAATCTTGACGTAACTGCTGGTGACATAACACTTACCTCGTTAAACGGTCTTGTAGATCAGGCGCGTAGTGCAGTGCTTGCGGTGACTGGTACGCCGGGTGTAACACGAGTCTTGACGATCCCAAACGTCAACAAAAACTACACGGTACAAAACGCCACGGCTAATATCGTTCAGGTAAAGACACCATCTGGCTCAGCGTTTAACTGCCCTGCCTTGTCGCAGTCGTACATAGTTTGTGACGGGGCTAACGTTGTTACCGGTCGTTCTATTACCGATGGTGCCAATACTATTACCTCAAACGCCGCACCATTTAACTCGCCAACCTTTACTGGCGTACCAATAGCGCCCACGGCAGCTATTGGAACAAACACCACGCAGCTCGCAACGACTGCCTTTGTGCAGAGTTCTATTCCCGTTGGTCTAATTACATTGTGGTCTGGCTCAATTGCCTCCATCCCTTCCGGCTGGGCGTTGTGTAACGGTTCAAGTGGTACCCCTGATCTGCGTGATCGGTTTGTGGTTGGTGCAGGCTCTGCTTATGCCGTTGCTGCAACAGGTGGTTTTAATACCATAACCCTCGATACGACCCAGATCCCAAGCCATACGCATACTGGCACGACAGCGGCTACAGACCTTTCGCATACCCACACTGGCTCAGACACTACTGGTGGTAATAACGTAGACCATAGCCACACGGGTTCAGGCACGACAGGTGGTCAAAATGCTAATCACGGACACAGTGGATCAACAGATTCGCAAGGAAACCACAACCACGGCTTGATCGTGGACGCTGATAGCGGAGCAGGTGCTGGGCCGTATTTTAAAGCTGACGGTCAAGCCATTACAACTAACTTTACTAACGATGCTGGTATACACAACCACAACGTTTCGACTGGCATTCAAAACGCAGATCACGGTCACGCATACAGCTTTACAACGTCAGGACAAAGCACAAGTCACAATCACTCGTTTAGCTTTACAACGTCTGGTGCAAGCGTCAGTATGAGCCACACGCATACGTTTACTTCCGATGCAACAGGTGGTGGTTTAGCACACGAAAATAGGCCTCCGTACTATGCTCTTGCTTACATCATGAAGGTTTAAGATGGTTACGGCAAAGAAACCTGTCGCCAAGGCCGCTGTTAAAAAGGCAGTGGTTAAACGCGCACCTGTAAAACGAGCGGTAACAAAACCCGCCGCTAAGCAGGACATAACGGACAAGTTACTTGACCTCATTAAATGGGTAGATAACCCGTTTAAACTTGTTTCTGTCATTCTGCTGTCCACCATTTTCTTCCTAGGCTACCTCACTTGGGATAGCCGTCAGGTCATTCTGGCAGCAATCAGTAGCAACAGCAAAATGCCGCAGCTAAAAACGCACGAAGAATTATTGCCATTGGCAAGCATGCTGGTCAAAGATGTAAATGCTGTCGGTGTCGTAGTCAATAAGGTAAACCTAGCCACCAATAGCCGCACGACAATACTCGCCATTGCAAACGGTGAGCGTAATCACAAATTAGAAGGCGTGACCGTATCGCTCTTTAATGAGTCACCCGCACGAAACGCTGACGTTGTTTCTATGCTTAACAATGAGATAGCCTGTAAGCCGTTTGAGTCATCAAGTCCTATGGGTGAGTGGGCTAAGTCGCAAGGGGTAACATATATGTGCCGTGGATCAATCCCAAACGAAATGGGTAAGTTTGCAGGGTATGTTGCAGTTGGATTTAAAGCAGAGCCACAAGACTTAACTTCAGTCAAAACCCGCATCATTCTAGCCGCTACGGAGATGGACAAATGAAAGCAAAATGGGAAGCACTCAAGGCTTGGTGTGATGCCAAGTGGACAGCAATTAAAATCCGGTTTTCAGGCGTGAGGTTCTAACATGATACCTATTCTCGACATTTTAAACATTGGGTCAAAGATTGTTGATAAGTTCTTTCCCGATCCAGAGCAGAAAGCCAAGGCGCAGCTTGAGCTTATGAAAATGCAGCAAGATGGTGAGCTGCAAAAGATTCAAGCTGACATACAGGGAGAGCAAGAGCTGACCAAGCGCCATGTGGCGGATATGGCTTCCGACTCGTGGTTGTCTAAGAACATCCGTCCGTTAATGCTGATCTGTTTGTTTTCTGCTTACACGGTGTTTTCTGTTGCCTCGGTGTTTGATTTTGAAGCAAAAACTGCCTACGTAGAGCTGCTGGGTCAGTGGGGCATGTTAGCTTTTGGTTTTTATTTCGGGTCACGAGGCGCTGAGAAAATCGCCGAAACTATCACAAAGGGAAAAGAAAATGGCAGCAAGTAATTGGGAACAAGCGTTTACACAAATGCTTGCTAGTGAGGGCGGCTATGTTAACCACCCGTCTGATCCGGGCGGCATGACCAACCTTGGCGTGACTAAACGTGTTTGGGAAGAGTGGGTTGGGCGCGAGTCTAACGAGAAAGAGATGCGAGCTTTGACTCCTGAGCTTGTTGCCCCTCTGTATAAGCGCAAGTTCTGGGATGCTTGCAAGTGCGACGAGTTGCCTACAGGCGTAGACTATTTGGTGTTCGACTTTGCTGTTAACGCTGGCCCCGGACGCTCTGCCAAGATTCTTCAGACTGCTGTTGGTGTTCCTGCTGACGGTGGCATTGGCCCAGTTACGCTTGCTGCTGTTAAAGCCCAAGACCCCGTTGAGCTAGTCGAGAAGTTTAGCCAAGCTAAAGAAGACTTCTATCGCAGTTTAAACACCTTTGAAACTTTTGGCAAAGGCTGGCTAAATCGGGTTGCGGCAGTTAAAATCAAAGCATCCTCCATGCTAGGGTAACTATATGGCAATCCAAAAACTGGCGATCCAACCCGGCGTTTACAGGGAAGGTACTTCCTATTCTGCTGAAGGTCGTTGGTTTGACGGCGATAAGATCCGTTTTCGTTCTGGCAATGCAGAGAAAATTGGCGGCTGGCAGCGTCTATCTAATAACTCGTATCTGGGGACTGCCCGGGCTTTATGGAATTGGGTTGCGTTAGCTGGTAGTAACTATGTAGGAGTTGGTACAAACCTTAAATACTACATTGAAAGCGGCGGTGGTTACAACGACATTACGCCTATCCGCAAGATTGTTAACCCCATGCTTGGCCCTGTGCCACCTAGTACAGGCAATCCGTTTGCGACCGCCTACAACACTCTTTCTGCTGCAATTAATGCTACACAGACAACAATAGCTTTAACAAGCACGGCTTCGTTCCCACCAACAGGCGGAATTATTAAGATTGACACTGAAGAGATTTTTTATAATCAAGTATCTGGTAATAGTCTTATAGGGTTAACCCGTGGGTACAATGGCACTACAGCCGCTTCACATTTAATAAGCGCATCGGTAGCATGTTCTACAATTGTTGTAACCGACATCAATCACGGCGCGACTCAAAACGACTTTGTAACTTACTCTGGTGTAACCGGCCCATTCGGTGGGTTTACTGCGGCTAATCTAAACAAAGAACAACAAGTCTTACGAGTTCTTAGTACAACTCAGTACTCTATTAATATTAGTGGTGCATTTTCTACATCAGCTGCTTCGGGCGGCGGCACGGTTGCTATTGCCCAATACCAAATAGTTACAGGTCTAGATACCTATGTTGTTGGTCTTGGTTGGGGTTCTGATCCTTGGCCTACCCCTAGTAACTTTACGCTAACAAATCCTTTTACGACAACTAATACAAGCGGCACAATAGTGGTTGCACATACCGCACACGGCTTAACTAACGGGCAGTATGCACGGTTTTCTGGTGCTTCTGCTGTTGGAGGAGTTTCCGCTGTTCTGTTAAATGGCGCGTATCAAATTACGTACATTAATGCCAATTCATACTCGTTTGCTTTGGGTAACGATGGCTATGGCACTCCTCTTGTTGCAACTTCTGCAGCTACTGGTGGTGGAACTGTAACTGCTTCCTATCAAACTGGATCGCGTGGCTGGGGTGCTGCTGGTGTATTGGGTATTGGGCAACAGTTACGCCTTTGGTCTGCTGACAACTATGGTCAAGATTTGGTTCTTGCTCCTCGTGGCGGGGCAATTTTTTATTGGGAAGCGGCACTTGGACTGACGGTAAGAGCTAAGTTTCTAAGCGCCGAATCTACGCTAAACGGTTTTGATGGGCAGTTTGTTCCTACTACGACCAACGAAATTTCTGCTTCTGCACTGCAACGTTTTGTGATTGCTTTTGGCTCTAACCCATACGATCCGGGTGATCCTAATACAGACTTTGACCCCATGCTTGTTCGCTGGTCAGACCAAGAGAATCCATATCAATGGGTTCCATCAATCACCAATCAGTCTGGTGAATTCCGTTTATCGCATGGGTCGTACATTGTTACTGCTAATTCAACACGCCAAGAAACCCTGATCTGGACTGATTCTGCGCTGTACTCTATGCAGTATCTGGGTGCGCCGTACGTGTATGGGTTTAACCTTTTGATGGATAACTTGTCCGTCATGTCTCCTAACGCTACCATTACAGCTAATAACGTTACATACTGGATGGGGCGCGATAAATTCTATATCTACTCTGGTCGAGTGGAAACGCTCCCTTGTGCGTTGCGTCAGTATGTATTTAACGACATCAACACCGATCAGGCTTTTCAGGTGTTTTCTGGATCAAACGAAGCCTATAACGAAGTGTGGTGGTTTTACTGCTCGAACGGCTCGACGGTTGTAGATAAGTACGTTGTTTATAACTACCTAGAAAACATCTGGTATTACGGCAGTATGAATCGAACAGCGTGGCTGGATTCCCCATTGCGTCAATACCCTATGGCTGCTGGGTATGAAAACCGCATCCTATATCACGAAGTTGGCACGGATGACGTATCGGGAGAGGCTCCTATTCCCATTTATGCATACATCCAGTCTGCTGACTTTGATATAGGAGACGGGGATCATTTTGCGTTTATCTGGCGAATCTTGCCGGACATTAACTTTAACGGGTCAAACGTAAACATGCCGTCTGTAAACATGGAAATTACGCCTAGACGCAACGCTGGCGCTCCATATAGTCCTGCAGATAACCCTACGGTAACAAGCCAAGATAATTACACCATAACTCGTTCGTACAACATTCAAGAGTTTACTGGGCAGGTTTATACACGGTTACGTGGTCGTCAGATGGCGCTTCGTATTGAATCCACCAACCTTGGTGTAGCGTGGCAATTGGGTAGTGTTCGTGCTGACATTAGACCGGACGGAAGGAGATAACATGAGTACAGGTACAACTAAAGCACCTAACTTGCCAATCGCGCCAAGCCAGTACAGTCCGCAGTATATGGATCAGTTTGCCAACGTTTTGCGGTTGTATTTTGCCCAACTAGATAATGCTGGGCCATCAGTGATGTCAACTGAGCGTACTGAGCGTGGCGGTGGGCAGATCATTGCCGCTCTAAATTTTAGCCAGCCAAACAGATTTACAAACGTTCGAGAACTTAGCTTACCAACCCAAGCTGACCTTGCTGATTTACGGGTAGGCGATGTGTATGTTGATACGTCCGCAGGTAATGTTTTAAAAGTAAAGCCATGATAATATTAACTAATTTCCAAAGCGAGTAAAAATATGATCCCTATCGTAGCTGGTTTACTTATGGGCGCTGCAATGGGTGGTGGTATTGCCGCTTTGCAGGGTAAAGATGTCCTTAAAGGCGCTCTGATGGGCGGTGCCGGTGGCGCTCTAGGCGGTGTGTTGATGCCCGCTGCTGGTGGTCTGATGGGTGGTGAAGCTGCTGCAGGGATTGGCGGTGAAGCTTTAGGCGCTGGATTAGGCACTCCTGAAATTCTAGGAGGAGCTGGCAATGCGCTTACATCCACTGCAACTCAAGCTACAGCCTCCGGTGCAGGTACAGGCGGAATGTTTAGTGATGGCATTGGTGCTTTCTTAGATGCTAATAAAGGCGCATTAACTGGCGGTGCATTAGGTGGAATGATGGCACCCGGCCCAAAACCTCCAAGTCCCGAGCAAGGTAACATATATGACATGACCTTCTCTCAAGAGCGTAACCCGTTATTTGGGCAACCCGGAGAGGCCGCATTTATTAATCAAGGTTACAAAACTAACAGAATCACGCCTGTCGAAGATTACGAGCCTACAATGACGGCAGCTAACGGCGGGATTATTGCCTTAGCTGAAGGTGGTGAACCCGGTATTGAGACGCAACGTTATTCACGCCCTATGCGCGCAGTGGATCCGGCTGTTGCTGCATACAACGCCAAGCTTATGGAACGTGCTAATCAACAGTACAACGTTAATTTACAACCTGCACCTAACCAAGTTCCCGGATCTGTTGGGTACATTGCGCCCCCTCCACCAAAGGCACCCACTGCATCTACTACATCAACTGATGACAGTATTTCTGGCCTAACCTTCAACCCTGTCACTCAGCAGTATGAGGGTGAATACTCTACTCCGGGTACTAAGAAAAAGAAATCTCTTGACGACGAGATGCAGCAGCCTTACTACAACCATGCTGCTGGTGATGGTGGCGGTGTTGCTAACGGTGGTTTAATGCGTGAGTATAACGAAGGTGGCATCTCTACTCTTGGCTCCTATTCAGATGGTGGGCAGTTGCTTAAAGGCCCCGGTGATGGTGTAAGTGATTCCATCCCTGCACAAATTGGCAGAAAGCAACCTGCTAGATTAGCTGATGGTGAGTTTGTAGTCCCTGCCCGTGTTGTGTCTGAATTAGGTAATGGATCGACTGACGCTGGTGCTAAACAGTTGTACGCCATGATGGATCGTGTGCAAAAGAACCGCAAGAAGACCGTTGGTAAAGGCAAGGTAGCAGTCGATGCTAAATCACGCAAGCTTTTACCTGCATGAAGATACAGCACGTTCCAGTACAGTTTGCCGCACAGACTTGGGGTTTAGTTAAAGACTTTTTAGCTGAGTCCCAACAGTACGCTCAGGGTGATTACACCTTGGATCAGATGCAGATGTATGTGTGTACAGGGCAGTGGTTGTTGTTAGTTGCAACTGATGATGAGAATAAAATTCACGGAGCTATGACCGTTGAGTTTCTTAACAAGCCCACCAAACGGGTAGCTTTTGTGACTGGCACTGGCGGCAAGTTCATCATTGATGGCAGTACGTTTAAACAGTTAGAGAATGTTTGTCGTGAAAATGGTGCAACAGACATTGAATGCGCAGCTAGAGACTCAGTAGCTAGATTATTAACCCGCTTTGGGTTTGAAGAAAAATACAGGATTCTTGGAGTATCGCTATGATTTATGACTTAGATGGTATGTTGCCTAAGCGGGCTTTTCAACGTGATGCGCGTGGTCAGATTAAACCTCAATCGGGCGGTGGTGGAGGCGCTCCAGCCAATCAGAACGTAACCACAACGTCTATTCCCGAATACGCACGTCCATACGTTGAAAGATCATTAGGGCAAGCAGCTGCGTTAACAGATATTTCTAAGAATCCATATCAAGCTTATGGTGGTCAGCGAACAGCTGCGTTTACCCCGATGCAAGCTCAGGCAATGCAAAGTGTCTCGGGCATGCAGACTGCACCACAGCTCACGGACGCATCTAATCTTGCTTATAGCGCGGGTCAACAAGGTCTTGGCGCACAGCAAAACGCACAACAGTTGCAAAATACAGCTCTTGGTTATGGTCAGGCAGGTGCTGGCTACGGTGCCGCTGCTTCTCAGTTTGGTGCTGAAGGTGCAATGGCTGCTCAAGAAGCCTCCCAACAAGCACAACGAAATGCGCAAATGTATGGCGCTCAAGGTATGCAGTATGGCGCTCAAGGTGCCAATATTGGGCAACGTGGTGTAAGTGCAGCTGAACAGGGTTTTGGTGCTGGAGAAGCATATCGGCAGCAAGCTACGTCAGCAGATGCAATGGGGCAGTACATGTCGCCCTACATGCAGAACGTTGTGCAGCAACAGCAAAAAGATGCCATTCGCCAAGCAGATATTGCTCGCCAAGGAACGCAATCACAAGCCGTTAAGTCCGGTGCATTTGGTGGATCACGCGCAGCAATTGTAGAAGCCGAAAACCAACGTGGGCTGCAGGATCGTTTGGCTAATATTCAAGCGCAAGGATCACAGTCTGCGTATGAAAAGGCACAGCAAGCCCAACAGTTTGCTTCTAATGTAGGAATTCAAGGTCTTCAGGCTGGTTATCAGGGCCTTCAGACAGGTATGCAGGGTACCGCTCAAGGTATTCAAGGCGCTCAGGCGGGTCTGCAAGGTGTTGGTCAGCAAATTGCCGGTGGTCAGCTTGGTCTTCAGGGCGCACAAACAGGCATCCAAGGTCAGCAAGCGGGTATGCAAGGCACTGGTCAAGGGATTTCTGCGGTGCAAGCGGCGACTGGCGCAGGTCAATATGGGTTAAGTGGTACAGGTGCGGCAACTCAAGCGGCTGGTGCATTGGGACAACTTGGTCAGACACAGTTTGGGCAAGAGACTGCCATTACAGACGCACAGATGCGGGCGGGTGCATTGCAACAAGCACAAGAGCAA